AACCGCTGCCAGATCGGTAGTCGGGAACCGCTTCCTCAATCTCGCAGACGCCTTGGCCCATGCATTGCTGACACTCTGGCAGCTCTTCCCAGACGCCGGGATGCCGCATGATGCGAACAATGCGCGGCATGTCGATCGGACTACTAGCCACCAGCAGCCTCGCAGATTTCCCTGATCAGCTTTGACCGTGCTGTGTCGCGCAGCTTGATCAGCGGACGCAGATACGCCTCGACATGCGCGATCCGCTTTGCCACCACGACATAGACGCCGGCATCACGCAGCCGTTCATGGATGTCCTTTTGATTGTCGCTGACCTTGCCGCCCTTTGGCCGCTTCAGCTCGACCATGATCGGGCCTTTGTGTGACAATTCATGCCACCCGTGATCGCAGACAAACAGCTCCAGATCGGGCCAGCCCCACTTGGTGCCCAGCTTTTTTAGCCGGACCTTGTAGTTGATGTGCCGGGTGCCTTCATTGGGTGAGTGGTGCCACACAGACCCCATTGGCAGGGCTGCTTCCAGCCACTGCACCACATAGTCTTGCAGCTCATCCTCAGTCATTGAGGCCGATCGGGTAGAACGAATTCGGCTGTACCGCGCCATCGCTCAAAGCAATGATCCGCTTCATGTAGCGGACCCCCGGCACCGACTTGGCCGGATGTGAGATTGGCAGGCACCACCGCCGTGCGACAGTGGCGTGGCTGCATCCTGTAAGACGGGCTAGCTGCGCGTAGCTCCAGCCTTTCGATTTTCGAAATTGATCAAGTGTCATGCATTCTGTGTATAGAGCTTGACATACTGCGTCAACAGCAATACATCAGATATATCGTTAACATTTAATGTCACAAAGGCTAACCTTATGGACATGATTGAGAACAATCTAAAGCAGATGATTGATCGCTATAAGCGCGACAACCCGAGTGAATCGATCAAGACGATCGCCGCCAAAAAGGGTGTCACGCCGGAAACAGTGTCACGCCATCAGCACAATAAAATCGATATGTCGATGCACGACATCAAGGATTATGCGGATATCCTTGGCTGCACCACATTGGATATAATCTACACATCGCCGCCGATACCAGTGTTGGCTGATGCGACTTGTGAAAGTGATGACGGGCCGATCGTGTATAAACAAATCAATTTTCCAAATGACGCAGAAGTTGCTTACGTTCATGGTAATTTTGACGATAATCTAGCCTGCGCTAAGGTCAGGCTTCCAACAAAATATCAGGGAAAATACAAGTGGGTTGACGGTGCGATTGAACTATTTTCAACCAAGCCGTGCTTTGCAAACACAGTGTCACCTGACGCATTTATGCGGCCATGCCTTGTGCGGACTGTGGATGAAAGTCTTCATAGCGGCTTACTTTACCCACAAGCTGGATCGCATTTGTTTAGCTTGGTGCCTTTCTACGCCGATAATGATTCAATCATTCGTGATCTTGATCTCCACTGGGCAACGCCAATTGTTAGCTATATTATTCAGCCGCAGCATTGGGGCGTTAAATTTGTACCGGCAAATCTGCACCCAAAATCCAACGAAATAATTACGCAACTGATTGCAAACATGAACGCGCGGCGCAAAGCGAAAGGCATGGAATTAATTAAGTAACAACATTTAATGTCATGGCTGTTGACATCTAAAACCACACTAGGATAAAACCGTTCCAACCTTTTGGAGCGGTTTTATGTCTTTTAGCGGTTTCTCTGAACGCGATTTGGTGGTGCTATTCCGGCGCCACAATTATTTTCATCACAGCAAGCCCAGCAACCCTGACGGGTTTACCTTTTACCAAAAATGTATTGTGCGGCCGGCGCTAAAAGCAGCGCAGTCTGTCATTGCCGACAAGCGCGATGGCGACAAAAAGCAAGCGCAACACCTCATAGATTTGCACGGCGTGTACATCGACGGTCGAGGCAAGCAGCAATCCGGTGACAAGCCGGTGATGTGCGCTGGCCGGGCGGCTGAAGATTACTGCACCGACATTCTAGTCAACGATGCCAACCCCGCTGACGCCTATTCTGATGCAGTCAATTATCTGCATGGCTTTCATGGCGGCAGTTGGCGCAACGCTGCAACAGACAAGCGCGAGATCGACCACAAGCTTAACCCCCGTTACACCACCAAAGGCACCGTGCCGAAAAAAGACGCCGACCACTGTGAGCTGGAGCTGGTGTGCCGCAATGCGCTCGACGGGCTGCGCGAGGCCATGGCCGGCGCCAACAGGATCACCGGCCAGAAAAAATTGACGGGCAAATTTGACGATGTCGAGCTGCGCTATCTTGGCTACGCAGACTATCAGGAAGGCGGCGTCGAGCTGAAGACCAAGTGGGACCGCCGGGCGGACAGCGACAAGCCATCAGCCAACAGCTTGCCTAACGAGATCACCTTCGATCACCTGATGCAGATTGCCGGCTATTGGCACATCACAGAAATCATGCCGACAATCGTTTACGCGAACCGCCTTGGTTACCGCGTCTTCAAACCATCTCTCGAACAGCTACAGGCCGGCGTTACGGCCATTGTAGAGGCATGCAGGCGCCGTGAACGGCTGCTGGCTGCCGCACCTACCACCGAAGAGCTACTGCGCCTGTGTGACCCGCAATGGGAACACGCATATTTGTGGAAAGGGATGGCGCCGGAGCTGGTGGATCAAGCCCACAAAATCTGGAGAGCCTGATGATCAGAATTATGACACGCAAACGCGCGACAGACCTTGAAACCGAAATTCTGCGTCTGCGCTTCCAGCTCGAACAATTGCAGAAAGACGCGCTGGCGCGCGGCTTACTGCTCAATGAAATCTACCAAATCATAAATCAACTGAAGGAACAGAAATGATGCACGATCTATTTGCTGTTGAGCCGCCGCACCAAGCGCACAGCCCAACAAGCTCAGCGTCAGCCGCTGAGATGAAGCCAAAATTCGGCAAGAACATGATCAAGGTTATGCAAGCTATGGCTGACCGCGACGGCCTCACAGATGAGGAAGGTTGCGAGGCCAGCAACATGACCGGCAACAGCTACCGCCCTGCCCGTGTTGCTTGTGAACGGCTAGGGCTAATCGTCAAAACAAACGCAACCCGCAAAACAAAAGCCGGCCGCAACGCGGCTATCTACATGCTCACAATGCTAGGGAAAATGGAGTGCAGCCGATGACATCACAAACACAGATATTAAACGAAACCCAGCTCAACAGTTGGATAGCCATGCCACCAAAAGGCGGCGTTGTTGTCAGGATTACGCCAACAATAGCTCAATATGCGTTGGATTCGACAAACAAGAAAAACAGGCCGATATCGCAAGGCAAGGTCGTTAGTTACAGCCGCGACATGCAGTCAAATAATTGGTCGCTGACTGGCGAAACCATAAAATTTGGCGATGATGGCTTGCTCAAAGATGGCCAACACCGCCTAGAGGCTTGTGTCCGCGCCAACACCTCATTCGAAACCCACGCAGTCTTCGGCATTGATGCTGAAACATTCCAGCATATTGATATCGGCAAGATGCGTGGCGGTGCCGACACACTGGCTATGTTGAATGTTCCGAATTGCAGGAATGCCGCAACAATTATCAAACAAATAATTGCCTACGAATCTGGGCTGACACAAACCAAAAACTACCAGATCAGCAATGACTGGCTGAAGCGCAAATATTTGGATGAAATTGACCACGATCTGCTGCAAGAATCCATCAGCGTGGCAAAGAAAGTCTACGATGTCACAAAGTGGCCGACAGGCGTGACTGGTGGCTTTTTCTATGTAGGTTCTCAGAAGGGCCAGCACAGACAATTGGTCAGTTTCTTTGACGACTTGTGCAAAGGTATTGGCCACAGGGCGAGAGCGCCGATCCCATATTTGTTGGAACACATCAACAAACTGCGTACAGATCGGACACAAGTATTACGCGCGCACGATTACGGCGTGATGCTCAGCAGAACATATCGCAACTATAAAGCGGGTAAGTCATCGACCAAGGCGGACATGCTTGTTCACCTTGATGACAAGATGGTGGCGTTCTAATGATGCCGGCAGAGATAGCCAAAGCGCTTGTGGCATTCCAAGCCAGCCTGACCGATCTGGTGAAGGACAAGCAGGGCCAGCGTTCACCATATTCCAGCGTTGGCGCCATGATGACGCTCGTCAAAAAGGCAGCGACGGATCATGGGCTAGGCATCAGCATGCCTGTCTGCTGGGAAGAAGGCCGGGGCTGGCACTTGCGCGCAACCATCATGCATAGCTCCGGCGAATCGTGGCAGCCGGCAGAATTCGGCTGGCCGCTTATTGTTGACGACATGACAAACCAGCAGAAAATCGGCAGCGCCGTCAGCTATGGCCGGCGCTACCTGTTGCAGTCGATCCTTGGACTGGCATCCGGCATCCAAGAAACTGACTTCGATGAGGATGATGATGGCGCCATCAATGGCACATTGGAAACTTTGCCGAAAGACTTTGATTTCAAACAATGGGGCGACGATGCCCTGATTGCTATCAACGACACAGAAGACTTCAATGCGCTGGATACGTGGGACAACGAAAACTCCAGAATTATCATCAGCGCTGAAAGCGCCGCGCCTGATGTTTACAACACTGTAGGCGCAGCATTCATTAAAAAACGGGAGAGCTTCACCAATGTCGGGCAAGCCAACATTCAAGAACAATAAATTCACATTGGAGTTTGCGCGCGGCGCGGACGGCCAAGTGATGGAATTGAAAGCAAGCTGTTGGGTCAATCCTAAAAAAGATGACCGCTACGACGCCGCAAAAAACGCGGCATGCGATCAGATTCGCCAGCTCGTCATAGACAATGATCTCAGCTTCCGGGTGGTGTTCGATCACCGGCAAGGCGACGATTACAACAACTGGCCACAGGTTGGCGCGTTCAATCTTTTCGCCAACACAGAATTCCCCGGTACACAGCAGCCGGCTGCGGCACCAGCGCAACCAGCTCCAGGCGGCTTCGGCAGCGGTGGAGGGTTCAACAATGGCTAGACACTGGACCGCTGAGCAGAAGGCCCGTCAAAGCCGGGCGATGAAAGCACATTGGGAAAAAAAGAAGCGCTCAGAAGCTCACAGAGCGCCGCCTGTCAAGGCGCCCAGTATCATTGTGAGCAAACCCATGCCAAGCCAGCCAGTGAGCTTGTATGCGCGATTAAAGGGCATGGTCAAAAATCTATTGGGGATTTCGGCATGAACAGGCCGGGGCCAGCGCTCGTCAGTGTCCGCGACACGGCGACGGCACTTTTTGGTCGGTACACCAACGGCACACGCGATGCCGTGTACCGTTTGGCGAAGAACAAACAGATCGCCTCTGTGCGTGATGGTCGGAAATGGTGGATACCGGCAAGCGAGATTGACCGGCTGCGGAATCTGTCTGCCGATGAAATGATGAAATCAGAATAGCTGTGTGAGTACCGCCGCAGGGATGTGGTGAAAGCACAGTTTAGGAGGCCAGTGTCGAGCGGCGGAAGCTGCAAACACTGGCCTCTGTTTTTATCCAAACATTGCTGATGCAGCTACAGATCGTGTCGCGTCTTGCTTCACCTTGCTTTTGACGAAATGCGAATACTGGCGATAAGTGAACGATGCATTGCTGTGGCCCATCAAGGCCGCAACCTCTGCCCAGTCTTCGCCAAGACCACTGATCAACACACTTGCATAGAAATGGCGGAAGTCGCCCCACCTCATCAAAGGCACACCAGCCCGGTCACAAATACGCGACATGATTTGCGGGTATACTTTTTTCAACTGCACTGTGCCCCGTCCGCTGGCGAACACAAAGTGGTCATCGCTCGACCACTGTGATGCAACCTTCAATTCCTTCAGCACTGCGGTCACCTCTGCCGGCACCGGGATGGTGCGGAAGCCGCGCTTGGTTTTTGGGTCTGCAACCTTTGCAGTGTTGCCATGTTTGACAGCTTGTGAAACCCGGATGCAACCATCTTCGAAATCGACATTGCCCCACGGCAGCGCGCGCAGCTCACCCTGCCGCATGCCTGTTGCTAAAGCCGTGATGACCATTGCGCGGTCAAGCAAGCTTTCACCTTCTAGACCATCTTTGATAATCTTCTGGCGCTTCTCAGCCGTCGCCTTCGACTTGCCTTCGCCTTCAATGCCTTTCATCAAAGCCCGGCCAACCTCATCGCGGTTGTACTGGTTCATCACTGGCGCGATGTCATGCTTGGCAAGTGGGCGGCCATCGATCTTAATCTTGAGGCCAAACGCTATTGCCCTTTTGACTTCTGCCAAATGGCTGGCGCTAATCTTGCCGTCCTCTTCGCGCCCCGTTTGCTGATCGATAAACTTTGCAGCAGCTTCTGCACCGCTGGTCACTTTGGCTGTCGTGACGATAAGGCCATTGTTGAAAGCATTGACTGCTTCAGTCATTGCCGTGATGGCGTCGTCTTTGCTGGCGTATGATCCGGCCGT